ACAACATTAAAACAAAATTTAGCTACATATTTGAATGAATATAGAATGGTTACTGATGCTATTAATATTAAAGATGCTTTTTATATTAACATAGGAGTTAATTTTGATGTTACTGTAATTAGTGGATTTAATAACCAAACTGTATTAAAAGATTGTATTAATTCTTTAAAAAATTATTTCAATATAGAAAGTTGGCAAATTAATCGCCCAATTATCCTTTCAGAAATTATGGTTAACCTTTTACAAGTGAAAGGTGTACAATCAGTAGTAAAACTTGAAATAATTAATAAACAAGATACTACAGGAACTCTTTATTCTACTTTTGGATATGATATTCCTGGCGCTACAAGAAATGGAAATATATATACATCAGCTGATCCTTCAATATTTGAAGTTAGATACCCTGATACAGATATTCAAGGTAGAGTTGTTACATATTAAAAATTATAAATTATGAATTTAGAAAAATTAAAAGGACATGTCCCTGATTCAGTTATAACTCAAATTCCAGGAGTTATGGAGAAATTTGAAATTAATACTCCATTACGTTTAGCTCATTTTTTAGCTCAATGTGGTCATGAATCAGGTGGATTTAGATTAGTTAAAGAAAATTTAAACTATAGTGCTAAAGGTTTAATGGGTATATTTAAAAAATATTTCCCAACAGAAGCATTAGCTAAACAATATGAACGCAAACCTGAAAAAATTGCTAATAAAGTTTATTCATCAAGAATGGGTAATGGAGATGAAGCAAGTGGTGACGGTGCAAAATATTGTGGACGTGGATTTATTCAATTAACTGGTAAAACTAACTACCAATCATTTTTTAAATCAATAGGCGCAGATATTAATACTGACCCAACATTAGTCGCAACTCAATATCCATTAGCATCAGCGGCTTGGTTTTTCAATAAAAATGGTTTACATAAAATTGCTGATGGTGGTGCTACTGATGCAGTAGTTACATCTATTACTAAACGTGTTAATGGTGGTACAATTGGTCTAGCTGATCGTATTAAACATTTTAAAGAATATCACGCGTTATTAGCGTAAAATAGTTTGGTAGTTGCCATATTTATATGTAGTAATTACTAACTATGGCAATCTATAAAATATTCCCTGAAAAAAGTGCTACTCTATATTCATTCTATCCTACGTTAAACACGGGTTTAGATGAAATTATAGAGATTAGTACCTTTTATACCATTAATGAAACTAATGAGGTAGCACGAGGCGTTATCAAATTTCCTACTGATCAAATCAATGATATTATTTCTAATAAAGTAGGTAATAAAAGATATGATGCCTATTTAAAATTATTTTTAGCTAATGCTAGCTCAATTCCTTTAAATTATACATTATTCTGCCATCCATTATCTGGAAGTTGGGATATGGGTACTGGTAGGTTAAGTAATGTTCCTACTACTACTGATGGTGTTAGTTGGCAATATAAAGATGGAATTGATGCAGCAACACCTTGGTTTTCTAATGGATCTATACCTTCATGCACCACCGGTTCTTACAGAACAGGAGGAATTGCAGGTGGGGGTTTATGGAATACTGGTTCTAATTATCAAGCTACACAATCATTTACACATACTACTTCTAAAGATATAGAATTAAAAGTATCAACTATTGTTAATTCTTGGTATAGTGGATCTCTTTATAATGATGGTTTTATTCTTAAACATTCATCATCATTAGAGTTTTCACCTTCATCTTCTAAATTTGAAACAAAATATTTTTCAGGAAATACACATACTATTTATCCCCCATGTTTAGAAATTAGATGGGATGATTCATCATATGCAACAGGATCATTATCTGTTATAACATCAGACTTATTTGTTCCTTCATTAGGAAATAATAAAGGTGAATTTCAACAAGACTCAATACAACGTTTTAAAATTAATGTTAGAGATAAGTTCCCAGCTAGGTCATTTCAAACAAGTTCAGTTTATTTAAATAACAAAGCTTTACCTTCTTCTTCATATTGGTCAATAAAGGACTTGGATACCGAGGAAATTATCGTAGATTACGATACGAATTATACTAAAATTAGCTGTGATTCAACAGGTAATTATTTTGATGTTTATATGAATGGATTAGAACCAGAACGTTACTATAAATTATTATTTAAAACAATATTAACTAATGGTGAAACAATCATATCAGACAATAACTACTACTTTAAAGTTATAAGATAATGTCTCAAATCAATATAGAGAAAACAGTATTTGATAAATCCGCTTTTGATAAAGTAATTAACAGACAATTTAGTCAGTTAGCTCCTGCAAATCAATCAAATGTGCAAGCTACTGCTCCAACATTTACTTTAGATGATTTTTTAGCATTATTTAATTCTCTATATGGATTAATCCCAGAAGAAATTTTAAGACAAATGTTAGAAAAAATAGCAGGAACTTTAGGTGTTACTACTGATAGTACTGATATCAAAGCATTGTTAGATGAAATAACTTCATTAAGATCACAATTAGTAGAAATACAAAGCACTGTTAGTAACATACAACAATATTCAACCCAACAGTAATAAAATAAATGGCAGATAATATTAAGATAGTAGGTAGTATTTTAAATACAACGCAAGTATCACGTTATACAACTGATGACTTAAAACTTATTACATCTCAAAAGATTAAAAAAACATTTGGTGCTCCTAATGATTACATAGAATATTATGTATATAATGCTGGAGATAACTTATTAGATACTAACTATAACTACCACAAATATAAATTACCCTCTAATTCTTCTTTAAATCCTGGGGTTACACCTTCTCTTAATGTTAACAATACAAGTGTTAGTGGAGATGAAGTAGGCACACTTTCTAATTTAACTACAAATTCTGCAACATATCCCGTTATTGAAATTGATCCTGTACAAGATCTTCAAAATTTAGGATATTCATCAGGTGAGTTTAAGGTTCAATATAATGTATTTAAAAATAAAATTTCAAGTTATCCTAAAGCTGAATTATTTGTTAAAGAAATTTCATCTGATAGAACTGAAATTAGAGTTGGTTCTGTTGCTTTATCTGATTCTCAAATAGAAAGTGGATCTTTAGCTTTAATTAATAGCTACACTTCATCCTCTTTGTTTGATCCTTTTCTTTTAAATTTTGGTAATAATATACAAGAAATAGCAATTAATATTGCCTTAAATAAAGCTGATACAGGCTATGAAATATTATTTAAATTATATAATGAACTAGATTTATCAATCAATGAAAAATCATCATTATGGGTAGTAGAAGAAATATCTACCCCGTACATATTTGATATTAATCTTGATTTTATATTAGCAGCTCCAACAGGTAGTAGATTAAGAGGACCTAATTTTAATAATATTTCAAGATTTGGTTTAAATTCAACAACCACTCCATATTTGAATAATTTTGGAGATGGTGATCAAGGTTTATTTGGGTTAAATGCTTCTCAAAGTATTGCTATTAATGTTAATTATAGTGGTGTAAATGGTGAAGAAGGTGGATTTAGTAGTTTTGTAACTTTTGGATCAGCTTTATCACGTGTACAAAATTTCTATACTAAAGTTCGACAAATTGAATCTTATAATAATCTTATAAGTCGATACTCTCCTAATGTTTCCACCACTAGTAGCTTACAATCAGAGATAAATTCATATTCTTCTAGTATTAATAATATTATTACTAATTTTGATGGATTTGAAAATTATTTATATTTTGAATCTGGTTCTTTATTATCAACCTCTCAATATGGTATAACACCATACCCAAAATTAGGTACTAATAAACCATATGTTTTATACCCAACAACATCTTCTCAAACTACTACTTGGTATAATGGAGCTAAATCTAATGCTAGTGATTATGATTCAACTAACATAAATTACTTTAAATACTCAGTACCAGGATATATAGTAGATGATCCTAATAATGAAAATTATTTGACCTTTTTAAACATGATGGGTCAATTTTTTGACAATATTTGGATATATGCTAAATCAATTACAGATAGAAACTTATCAAATAATAATTTAAATGTAGGTATTTCTAAAGATGTTGTTTATAGTTTATTACAATCTTTAGGTATA